TGTTCTAAATGTAATAAAGAGTTTGATAAGTACGAGTCATTGAGTAAACATGTTGGTAGAGTCCATAAGATACACTCCATTGACTTTTTGGTTGAATATAAAATGAATGGAGTGTGGCCGCTTTGTAAATGTGGTTGCGGAGAAAAAGTAAAATGGACATATCAATTAAAATCATTCAGAGATTATTGTCAAGGACATCAAAGTCGTATAAAAAATAATTGGGGTCATAACCAGTCGGCGATAGATAAATCATCGGAGACACGTCGAAAGCAATATGCTACGGGCGAGCGTCATACATGGAATGATGGTTTGACTGTATCCGATCCACGAGTTAAGAATAATATTGATATTCTTACAGAGTTTACGAGGACTCCGGAAGAAAGGAAGGTTCGGTCGGAACGTATGCAACGATGTAGATTGGATGGAACTGTTCCTACTCTCCACGGTTCACAACATTCTCAATGGAAAGGTGGAGCATCGAGCATCAATGTTTTAGTGAGAGCGAGGGCGAAGTTGTACAAAGAGTGGAAGTATCCTATTCTCATAAGGAATGGATTCAAATGTGTGGAGTGTGGAAGTACAACCAAACTTCATGTACATCATGACAAGGAGTCAATGTCAGAAATTATAGCGAAGCATCTTGTAGATGATATGAAACCAAAAACGTTTGAAGAAAAAGAAATGATTGCCGACGCAGTAGTTGATTATCACATCGCCAACCACGTTTCGGGTGTTACCCTCTGTGGTAAGTGTCATGAAGAAAAGCATCCCTCTTTGAATTTCCAATGATATTTATACTCATATGAAGATTCGAACTGAGCTTTTGGAATATCTTGTCCGTCAATGTGTTGTGGAGGTTCTCGACCAAATCGAGGAAGAAGCAAAGGATAGTAAGTTAAAGTCCTCTGGTATTGGCAAGGGGGATGATGTTAAACCAGTCAAACAAAAAATTGGTGTCAAACCATTCAGAACGGGAAGTAAAAAGAATGTAAATATCAAGAAGCTTGACGAATCTGAGAATCCAGAACTTGCGGGTGATATGGCTCCTCCGGGTGATGGTCAGGGTACTGGGGACCAACCAGCGGTTCCAAAAGACGATCCAAATCCAAAGGAACCAATGCCAAAAGAACCAACCCCAGAAGAGCCGCCCCAACGCATTCCAAAAGGTGCAGTGGTTCTCAATCCCAAAGACAAGTCAAGACTTGACCCTATCAAGTGGCAAGGTCGGGACGAATCCGCTATTGAGAGAACACTTCATCAAGTGGCAGTTTCTACTGCCGGTCCTCGCACGAAGGTTTCCCTTGGAGCAAAACGCATGGCACGAGAAGCGGTGACTAATCCAAGCATTAATGTATTCTTCTATATTGGGCAAATGGACCCGGAATCCGATGAGGTTTTCTTGATGGCGGATAAGAGTCTTCAACTTGCAAAAGACGGTTCCGTTAATCCGGGAGAATTGACTGGATCGCCCACGGCTATGCCACCAAATAAATCTCTAAACTATACTAATATGACCGCTGCCGATTATGAGGACCATATGAATCGTAGGAATCTTCCAGCGCCTCGTTACGGTGTTGATGAACCCGAATCCACCGGTGAACCCGAAGCCATTGGTGAGGGTGCCGCCAAGTTGATTAAGAAGATGGTCAATCAAATTCTTGACTCCTAATGAAAATTTCCCGACGCCAACTTGATGAGCTTCTTTGCTTGATTACCAAGAAGGTATTGAAGGAGTATTCATCTATGTCATCTATGTCTTCGAGTAGTAATTCCACGTCCAATGCCGGTTCCAATTCTGGAACTGCTGATGACGGGGTGAAACCACAGGATGCTCAAACATCCAGCGAGAAGATTAAAGCTCAACGGGATGCTAAGAAGGCACAGGTAGATCAAGTCCGAACTACTGATTTGGATTTGAAGAACGTGGAGACTCGGCAAAAATATTACCTGCAACAAGCGGAGAAGGATAAGAAGGATACTGTTGCTTTGCAGAATAAACTTAAACAGTTGAAGGGTGCTCCTAAAACTACAATTCCTGCTGGCGGTACTGTTGTCGAAAATATAAGAAAGATGCGGGATTAATCAAACGGATAAAAGTTTTGGAGAAGGATTTTCCCCCCGCTTGAATTTATTCCAATCGGATTCCCAAATGTATTTCACTTCATACCCGAGAGATTTTACACGATTGAGATTGGTCATTGTTCTATCGTTAAGTTCTCTGTAGGTTATTTTTCTCTTGGGATGTAACTTTTCGGGTGGATATTTGTTAAGATTCCCATGCCAATAATCTCCAAGAAATTCGTAGATTGTGTTTGTTGTTGGGTCATATCCATCTACGGGTTTTTTCTTCCATTTTGGCAAATAATAGTTTCTCGTGGGAATGTTGTAATAATTCAGAAACTCAATTTCTGGGTCTGAAATAATGTGTGTGCATTTTATACATCCCTTACCATATAAATGCTCGCTTGGGGATTGAAGGAAGTCTCCGTGTATTGGGCATTTTATTATAATTTTGTCAAAACACCCAATATAGTTGCTTTTAGAATAATCATACTTGAATTCGTGGATTGCGTTGGCTTTACATACGAACTCGGGGGTAGTATATTTTTTGTTCCCTGAACATGACGGACACCCCTTTCCGCTATAAATATGATTATTGGGGGTTTGCTCAAATCTACCATGCAGCGCACATATGATTTTTACTTTTTGGCGGGCCGATGAGTACATGATTTCGGAATAGTCGTATGTGTCTCCATGTATTTCTTTTGCTCTGGAGATAAACTCAGCGGTCGTTAGTTTTCTCATATCTGTTTTTCCAGTAGTAATCCATATTTGCGTTCTTAATGCGTTCAGCGTTCCGATAATACCAATTTCGTTTTCTCTGTTTTTCGGCATTGTGCCGTTCCTCTTCGGTCTGATATACTTTATTTCTTCCCATGTTGTTACATAGTAAGCGTCTAAATGAAAGCGTCTAAAAAATGTGAAAATAATTTTGGAATTTTGCTGAGGAATCTCTATGTATTGGAAAGACAACAAGTAGATTACAATTATGCAAGATCAAATAATACCGATTACACGTCCTACTATTTCTCAACCAACCCCCGCTCCACAAAAAAAAGAGAGTAGGTTTCCTACAGAAGTTATTAATTTGCCATCAAAAGGTTGGTTCTATCCCACCGATAATCCTTTATCGGAGGGAACCCTCGAACTCAAGATGATGAGCGCCCACGACGAGGATATTTTGACTTCCCCGAATCTTATCCAAAAGAACATCGTTCTCGATAAGCTTCTTGAATCGGTGGTAATCAACAAAGCTATTCCTCTCGATGACATGCTTATTTGTGATCGGAATGCTGCTTTCTTTGCTATTCGTCGTTTGGCGTACGGCGACCAGTATGAGGCTACTATGACATGTCCTCGTTGTGGAAAAGAGAATTCTATTACGATTGATCTTGGTAAGATGGATAATCGTGAATTTGATTTTAACAAGTACCCGAAGGGAGAAAACGCATTCACATTCAAGCTTCCGTATTCGGGATATACTGTCACTTTCAAACTTCTGACAAAAAAGGATGAAAATCTTATTGATCAGGAGTTAAAGGGTATGGAAAAGATTTCTAAAGACCTACGTCGTGAGATTACAACCCGTCTTGGTCATATTATTACTGCCCTAAACGGAAATGCGGATCGTGCCGCCATTCGTCGATTCGTTAACGAAGAACTTGTTTCCAAGGATAGTCTTGCTCTTCGCACTCACTTGCGAGAGACTATGCCCGACATTGATACTACATTTGATTTCCAATGTGCCAACTGTAGTTTGGAGCGAAAGGAGGAAACCCCTATGGGAGTATCCTTTTTTTGGCCTAACGCAGGAGTATAAAGTTCAACTCCACGAACTCATATTTGACCTGACTCATTTCGGGAACATTGAATATTTTGCCGTGTATGAGATGCCTGTGCAGTACAGGTCATTTTACCTCCGCAAGCTCGTTAATACAAAGGAGCGAGAGAAGCGTGATTTGGAGAAGGCATCCTCAAATGCCAAAGAGGCAACCGCTCAACCCAAGACAGTCAAAGGTCCAGCTATCAATCGGGGCTAACGGTTGCACCAGAAGACGAAAGCCCATGCCATAATCGCCACAAGCCACAAAAAGACGGTAATGGGCTTCATATCGGCGTTTACTTTCTCTTCCCAATCTCGGTCCATCACATATTCAATCGCCAATTTCCTCCGTATCCACGGGGCAAATGTTGGAGCTATCATACATCCCACGAGAATTGCGAGCAATCCGATAATACCGACGCTAATAATCAATCGGGCAAGCCAACTCGGTTCATTTGTTTCATTCATAGGGGTACATTACCACGTTTTTATAACGTTGTCAATGGCGCAAAAGTAAGCTAACGCCCTATTTATAATCGTAACCTATGGCCGACATACCTCTATATCCAACTCCCGAGAACATGGATACTTTCCATGACTTCGTAAATTTACAGAAGGAAGTTCTCAATCTGCTTTTGTCTCAAAAGAAGGAATATGAGCAAATCGGTCGAATAAACCTTGATATTGAGAAACGGGTAGGTTTACGCCGACAGTCCGAGTCCAAAATGATGGATTTGATTCAGACCAAAATGATTGAAAACGAAGGATTGATGAGACTGAAGGCTAAAGCCACATCGGATACGGCTAAGGACTCCATTGATCGTTTGCTTAAGGCTAATAAGAGAACTAGAGATGATACCAATCAGCTTCTTGCTATGTCCCGAGAGGCTAATACTATCGAAATGGACATGGCAAAACGCAAGTACGACTATGAGCACCGGTACTTCACTTTAGCATCCACCCAAATGCAAAAGTTATTTGGATTCAAAGTTGAAGAATATGATTTGACCAAGAGTATAGGAGAGGAGCTAATCAAGGTAGGAGTTCGGGGAGAGATGATTGCTTATACATGGGGTGGAATTATCATGATGCTTAAGGGAGCCTATGACCTTTTCAATAAGTTTGATAAAGCAGCACAGACTTTCCGTATGTCAATGGGGATGACTCGTGTTGAGTCGGAAGTTATTCGAAAAGATGCACAGAGAATTGCCATTGACTATATGGCAATGGGTGTAACCATCGAAGGAGTTTATAAGTCCTATCAGGCACTGGGCGGAGCGGTTGGTGGCGTTCACAATGTTTCAAAGTCTCTGGTAGAAACCGTGGCCATCATGGCGGCTCAACTCGGGGTTTCCGAAGAAATAAGTACTCGGTTTCTTCGTAACATGGCAGTCATTTCCAAGAGTTCGATGGAATCCCAGACCTCTTCGATGTATATTGCTCAATATATGGCAGCGGCGGCTGGGGTTCCTTTTCCACAAGTAATGGAAGATGTTTCCAAGGCTACCGCTCAAACATTATTGTTAATGTCCAGAGTTCCGAATGTAGTATTGCGATCTACCATTGAACTGAGACGCATGGGGACTTCTATGAATGATGCCGCAAGGTCTGGTGCTCATGTTCTTGATTTCACCCAAAGTATTAACGAAGAAATGGAGGCGTCAGTATTATTGGGTACGTCTATTAACATGCAGCGTGTCCGTGAGTTAGCATATAGTAGAAATTTAGAGGGTTCTACCAAAGAGATTTTGAGATTGGCACAGCAACATGGCTTTGCGACAAAAATGGATTACTTCCAGATGAAGGCATTTGCTCAAATGACTGGATTCTCGGTGGATCAATTGCTCAGCATGGTACAAACCAGTGAGCAGATTAATGCAATAAGACGCCGTGGAACTCCCGAACAGCAGACACAGTTGAAACTTTACGAACAGATGCGTCAGGAAAACGAAGCAGCAGCGAAAGCAAAAGCCATAGATAGTAGTGCTCTTCTACGCACCATGAATAATCAGACTCGTTTAGTGGCTATATCATCTAAGTGGAATCAAATTCTAGCACGAGTACAGGAATACTTGTTTCCGATTATTGACAAAATGTTTAGTGGAATTATATGGGCAATGGACATTGGAAAATATCTTGCGCCGGTTATTGGGCAGATGTACACCGCTTATACAATTGGTGGTGATATTGTTGAGTCTCTCATAAAAATTAGTAATTACACAGGACGATGGGGTGGAATGCTGAGACCTATACATGTGTTTTTCAGAGTTCTTGCCCTGAATGTTAGTCGTGTATGGCACAGTGTACTTGCAATTGGGGACGGACTTTCTAGCTTTGGAAAGTATTTTAAGTTTCTTAAAGGATTAGAATCTCTTAAAGTTATTACAGCAGTTGGGAAATCACTGGGAAAGTTTACAGTAATACTTAACGTTATTTTTGCAGTGTGGAACGTACTTAAAGCGATTTTTCATGGCGCAAAAAATTTCGTCGAAGGATTTATGATGCTATTTGAGAAGGGAAAATTTCTGGCGGGTTTAGGTAAGATGCTCCACGGATTAATTCAGATTACCATTGGCTCCATTTTGGGTGCTCTTGAAGGTGTTTTTGGGTTTGTCGTTGATATTCCTATTCTTTTATTAAAAGGACTGGGATGGGCATTCGGGGGTGCAACAAAGAAATTTGCAGATATGGTATCCGGGTGGTGGGATTCAATTAAAGATTGGCTTGGGTTTTCACCTTCCAAAGTTGGATTGCTAATTGTTAAAGGAATTACATCAATTGGAGGAATGTTATTCCGTGCTCTTACTTCACCGTTTAGAATGGCTTTCTCTTGGATAGTGGATAAATTTTCGCATATGGGTCGTTCTATAAAGGGGTTGTTTGGTAAGGGAAACTCAGTCGAGAAGAAAGCGACTGCGGCATATATTCCAGCCGTCACAGTAACTCCTAATGGCACAAAGATTGAGACGGCTAAGGAAAAGACCAAGCGTGCTGGTGAGAAGGAAAAGGAAGAGTTGCTTCTTATGACCGAGGAGACGGGATGCAAGATGGTTGCCTTGCTGGAGAAGATTCTCGCCAAAGATACGAATGTCAATATGGATGGTCAGTTACTTAGTGTCCACCTTGCTCGTCAGACCGAGTTTCGTGGAGGTTACGGAGTAAACAAGGTAGCGTAATATTTATACCTATGGCACAAGCACATTTTGAACCAACCTGGGCGTTAATACAAAGGCCCGATGGCTATCCAACAGGACCAGCCGTTGGTAAGCCGGAAATGATTTTGCAGTATAACGGCAATACGAATTCTTTGTATCATCGCCTGTCGCCATACTCTAATTACAGTCAAGGTCTAATTTCTTGGGGAGACGAACCGTATTACTACATTTATCCTGACCAAGCCAAGGATTTCCCACAGTCATTGAAGAGATATGATTCACACATATTTGCTCCCGGCTCTGGAATTATTGATGTAATCCGAACTACCAAGTTTCTGGTATCGGGGCGTGGTGTTGGGTTTCTTGCCACACAATTGCTTCTTCAAACGGCGTCACCATACAATGAGAGACGTATTTATAACCCGACCTCACCTATTGTTGCGGCTGGGTTGACTCTCGCTCTTGGGTCCGTAAGACCGGAGCGGTCGTTTGATACTTCGGCGGGGCTGGTGGGTATCGCAACGACTTTGTTGGGGGGATTGGGAAGCACCATATTTGGTCCTCCAAAGACTAATCCAGTTTCGGGGACGGCATATGACATTAATTCTAATGCTTTGCCAAATGCTACAAAAACATTTGGTGCTAAGGGAAATCTTCGTGCAGGAACAGCTCTCCGAGGACTGGCAAATCTTCAATCCGCCTGGCCTGGAACGACTAAATCAGGTGGGAGTTCATCGGGGTTTCTTTCTGCGGTGACAGGAATGGTGACTTCTTTATTTCAGAATTTTATTCCTCAGACTCAGAAAAATATTCAGTTTCGAAGTGATGAAGGTGCTTATGGTATGATGATTGATAGTGGAACTTCTAAATTTGGATACACAAATACGTTTGGTCTTTCGAGGGGATTCCGACAAAGATGGTTTGGGGGGGCACCGCTGACGACAGGAATCAGAAAAACTGGACAGAATAATGCAGATCATGCAGGAATTCTGATTAACCAACCAAATGGTACACTAGATATTTTCAATCATCAATCCTATAGTTCATTAATAACTGGAACGGGTGGATTTATTAGAGTAGGATATGACATTCATGAGAGCACTAATCGTCTAAGACCCGGCATAAGATACGGCGATTCATTCGGATCGGGTGTAAATGACAAGGGGATTGATGGAGCAAATTATCAGGCTTCGGATCAGATGATAGTATGGGGGCAGTACTATGCCAATCCAAACAATGCATATAAAACCAAAGACCCAGAATCGCAACGTGCCGCTGATACCAGAACTAAACTTACGGCAGTCTTGAATAAAATCAAGGCAGCAAGTGAAAATACCTATAAAGTTACGCCGGACGAGAACTCTGTTCTGCTGATGCAGGACTCGGTGAAATACAACTATGACCGGTTGTTTAATACCAGAAACAAGGGTGACGCCCCAAACAATTTCGCTCTTGGGTCGTTAGCAGCATATCGTAATTCTGGGGTGACGATGGTTAGTGATGAACTGAATAGTAGTAATTATTCAGTAGGTCTTCCCACCGCCGGAAAATTAGATACGATAAATATGTTGAATGTTTTAGATGAGAGTGAAGTAATAGACCCTCTCACGTCTGAATGGCAACCTTATGAGGATGATTTGATTGCGTTGTACTTCTACGATGTTGTTAACGAGAAGTACATCCCGTTCCGAGCAGCTATTAAGGGTATCTCGGAGGCTGGCAATGCATCGTGGGAAGAAATGCCGTTCATTGGTCGTGCTGACAAAGTGTATTCCTATGGCGGATTTAATCGGAATCTCAGTATCAATCTTAAGGTTGTGATTAGCAGTATTGCCGAACTGGCTCCGACGTGGCAACGCATTAATTATATGATGACATCTTATAAACCAGCGAATTACACAAAAGCGGTGGGAGTCGTAGCAGGCGGAAACAATGCCTATGACCGATTCATGGTGCCCCCAATGTTTATGCTTACGATGGGCGACTTGTATCGAGATCAACCAATACTTATTCAGGCCGTTACATTGACCGTTCCTGATGATGCTGCATGGGAAACGTACAATGAGGATAATGTTGGTACAGGAAATTGGGGATACATGGCTAATCTTATTAAGTCGCCCAATGCTATGTTTGGTCAAGTTCCACGAGAAGTTGAACTTGGATTCACAATGGTATTACTTGAAAAGGAACGTGCAGTTGTTGGCGGTGCTAATTTTGGTCATGCTCCACGAACCGAGGAATTTGTGGAATGGAACGATGATACTGTTCCTAACAACAAGTCACTTAATCATTGGAATAAGAATTACGTCGTAAATGTAATTGACAATAAATCCCCCACTATTACCAGGGTAAACCATCGTGGACAGACATATAGTGGTACACAAGGAACTGGATAATTATGAAGAGGTATTCCGAAATTTCAGTACAAACACGATGGGATGGTAAACGAGTTTATCAGACTGCCACTTATCCTCCCATTATTCCACAAGACAGCGACATTCAAGTGGTGTCCAATTCGGAAGATTACCTCGATACACTGGCGTACAAGTACTATGGAGACCCGACGCTTTATTGGATTATTGCACTTGCCAATAACTTGGGTAAAGGACGCTTTAGCATCCCCCCAGGATTGACGTTGCGTATTCCGATTGATGTCGGAAGTATTCTCATAGCTTATAATCAACTTAATTCATAGTAAGAAAGGAGAAGTACCTCTATTCCAGCACCGCTTGTACCTTGGACTCCATGCAACATCCCCGAAGAGATTCAATCTGAGATGAATCGGAGAAAGATAAACCGCAGTCTTCGATACGTTGAAAATACTCAGGGGAACTGGGGTAGCAATACGGGGGATTGGTCTAAAAGTAAAGGACCAATGTCTCCATGGGTGAGATTTTGCTCAAATGGGATGGGACCACAATATAAAACTGATAAGAATGGAAATATTGCTATGAATGCGGATGGAACTCCTATTCCCGTGAGTAATCCCAAGCCAGGGTTTGTATTTTACGGTGGAAAAGGATTTTACTCCGACTACGGATTTAACAAGTCTGATGGAAATCCATCCATTATTGGGTATGTTCCAAATGCGACCAGTAGCCCCCACACGATAGACAACGACCTTACCGCCGATTATCCAATTCATGTTCCCGCACCGGAAATTGAACGAATTCAAGTAACTATTCAGAAGGAACTTTATCGTCTTGCGGTGGTGGAATGGGTGTGTTTTTCGAAAAAACAACTCGAATACATGACTCCCTATTTCCTAGTACCTGGAATTACGTGTATTTTGGAATGGGGGTGGAACCTCTATAATCCAACGTCACTTGTTGATTTAACTAATCCAGGAAAACTTCAGGATTTGTTCAATAATCCCTATCCTCTCTATACGAAAAACATTATAAACTCAAGAGGAAACTATGATGTAATTTTCGGAATAATTTGGAACTTCGAGTGGACTGTGGACGGCAACAAGTTTCGATGCAAAACGGAGATATTGTCGAAGGATCGTATTTATGCGGGTCTGATTGTGGACGCTACGGCAGTCGATCAATCTTCCATAAATGAAAAGGAAGAAACAAGTGCCACACCACTAAACAACCTTGTCCAATTTGTGGACAAATCTCTCGACAAGTTCCGTGGTGTATTGACAACGCCTCCAGACTCGATACCCGAGATTTCAGAATTTTCTGATTACGTCCGTAAAGCTCATCCCGACAACTATAAGGAGTATCTTTATGGAGTTTTTTATGGCAGAGACAAAAACGATCACCAGAACAAATTCCAGTCCGGACGTTCTGACGAGGATTTTGATCGCAAAAATGAAAACCTATGGATGAATTTGGGACTTGTAATCGAGGCCATCAATTTTCATGCCCGCCCTCTCAAAGGAACAAAAGGCAAAGAAATGCTGCGAGTGGATATTGATGATGTCGTTATTGGTGGGCATCCTAATATGATTTCAAGTGATGGTTCCATTTGCTTTATTCCAAACTCTGAAGCTCCCAAGTATTTTTATGGAATGTATGGACCATCTGAAACCATTACCAATACTTACGATAGCCCCGGCGATTTTTCCGAATTGAAACCTGCTGATATAGTGGTTAAGGTGCCCGTTTCTTTCGCTGGCTGTAAAACCGCTGGACATGGGCAACTTGCAAACTTTAGACTAAGAACTATTTGTGGTCAAACGGGCGGCGAAGTTCGACGGGATGATATTGATCAAGTTATAAATTCGATACGCTATGAGAATGATATTGTGGCGGGAAGTTGCTGCTTTCCATTCAAAGTTGACACGCCATCGGTCGCAAATCCAAAGAGTTTATATCCTGCTCACTATTCGGGGTATTTACGTCACATTTATGTTAGTCTTTCGTTTTTGAAGGGTCTGTTGGACAGCAGTTCAGACATTACTACTTATTACCAGTTCGTAGAGAAAATTCTTGGAGAGGTAAACAGTGCATGTGGAGGATTTTGGGATTTTAGACTTGTCAGTGGACTTGGGGACGCAACAGTTCCTCCTGATGAACCCGCACCGATGAAGATTGTGGATTATAAATTCATGTCATTCGCCAATCGGGGTACGGTGTGGTCGTTTGACTACCTTGCCGCCGATAGTTTGCTTTTAGGAATAGGGTTCAAGCCAACTTTGAGTACTGCACAGGCAATTCGTACTATTTATGCTCCGACTAACAACCCCAACAATATAACGACCATTACAAATGGTGCAAACGAATTGCTCGATTATAAGTTCAAAGATAGGCTAAAGTTGGGAACGAATGTTGGAAATTCACCAACACCAAGAGCAGATAAAAGTGGATTTAGGAGAACGATGGCTGGATTGCAACAAATTTCTCCGTGTGGTGGTACTTACCCGATAACATCTGATTACTCCCCCCAACAGAATACGACGGGCACCCTCTATTATCGAAGACTTGCTCTTCCTGCTCCAGATATTCTGCAACTTTTGCTTGATGATGGAGACGAAGACAATAACCCTAAATATACGGGTATTATGCCGGGTATTCAAGCAACCTTTACTGTTCAAGGTATCGGTGGATTGCGAACATTTATGATGTTTTTGTGCCGTGGTCTTCCAGAACCGTATTCAGAGAAGAACATAGTTTTTCGAATTGTGGATATTCAGGAGACTGTTGAGGCGGGTAAGTGGGTTACTCAAATTACTGCGGGAGTTATCCCTCTCCGAGCACATATCAAAACACGCCTTGGTATTCAGTAAAACTTGACTTTTGGTCAAGCATCTGTTACTATGGGTTGATGATAGAGACGCTCTCAGACTTGACCCGTTTTCAACTGGAAAATCAACAAGGAGATTGGATTGTACATTCCGTGCCCATTTCTGATAGTCACCCCGCTACTGCTCAGCCGAGTATTCTATTTATTCGTAATATAATCACAGGAAAGACTTATTACTATGCTTTTCATCACCCCGACTCCAAGCCACAAATAGGTTCTGAAATGGTTCGGGGAATTCTCCAAATGAAGAATTGCAAATGGACACTCGACAAGAAAGCCTTTGACCAGTGTTACTGGAGAGTTCCTAATGTTTATGACGCCAATGCTCTTTCGTGGATGCGGACCAATGAGATTTTTGAACTTTCGGAGTATGAAACTTCCGCCCATTATCTTATTCGAAAGAATGCGTTGGAGCATGATTGTTTGAACCTTGTTATTCCGCTAATGAAGCACAAGGAGATGTTTGATGACTTGGCGGATGATCTTACGGAATTGGTGAAAGGGTATAAACCCGATTTGCCGTTCATTCGTTTTAATGACCTTATCATTGGAACTCTTGGGGATTTGGAGAGGCAAGGTATTTGTGTGGATCGGAAATTATTCGTGGAACGCTACAAACAAGACCCCGGCATCACGGGTATTGTGTACAGTCAGTACAATGTTTATACCTCTACGGGGCGTCCGAGCAACCGATACGGGGGTGTGAACTATGCCGCACTCAACCAGACTGACAGCACCCGAAAATGCTTTATCTCAAGACATGGTGAAAACGGGGCAGTCGTGGTGCTAGACTATACCGCTTTCCATCCCCGAATTATCAGTCGGCTGGTCAAGTACGACGTTCCGATAACCACCGATGTTTATGAGTATTTAGCCAAGCTGTATTTCAACAAAAAGACGGTGGACGAGACAGACATCAAAGAGGCTAAGAACCTCACTTTTCGGCAGTTTTATGGTGGAATAGAGGATAAGTACTCACATATCAAGTATTTTGCTTCCACCAAGGACTTTATGACTGAACAGTGGGAGAACTTCAAGTCGAACGGATATGTTCTAACCCCGTTTTTTAAGCGCCAGATAACCGCCAAGCACGTTTCAGACCCCAACCCATCCAAAGTATTCAATTATATTCTCCAAGCGACTGAGGGCGAATTGAGCATTCCCAAGGTCAAAGCTGTTTTGGAGTATTTGAGGGGATATAAGACTTGTGCGGTGCTTTATACATACGATGCTGTCCTTTTCGATTACTATAAGCCCGAGGGGATGGACCTTCTTAGGGACATTCAGAGGATTATGAGTTTTGAGGGACGCTTTCCAATGAAAGCGTATATGGGGGAGACGTATGATGACGTGAAGCAGATTGTTATCTGAAATGTTTTTCCAAATCGGATATAATCTTGGAAAATCCTCCGGTATCTACGTACAGAACAACTCTGGTGGTTCTCCACGAGTTTGTGGAATAGTCATAGGGGTTTTCTGGTTCGATTTCTGTATAGACGAATCCCTTCTTTAGTTTGCGAATAATTTCCATAAAATCTATTCGATCACATTTTCCTGAGTATAATAGATGACCGTTTATTACTGAGCGAATTTCTACAGTTACTTTCATCGTGTACATACCCTTCGTGTGCGGGTCTTTTGGATACGTTTTGTGCGGGGGATATATGCCTGAGGACGCTACTTGATGAGATGGGTCTGCGCCTTTGAGAACATCATACGCAGCATTGATGTATTGCATGTTTTCGCTACTGTCGGTGTGTAATACAGGATGATATTTTTTAACGAGGGCGATGTAATAGTCTTTCAACTTCCCTTTGTCCAAAGAGGACGCATTTTCGACTCCGAATTTTGAGAAGATGGTGTCAGCGACATCTATGGTCATTCCCTCCAGCAGTATGTTCTTGAGTCGTATCATATGAATAAATATACCGTTTTTTGGTTAAGACATATCATATTTATATTTCAAATGATATGAGTAACATCTTAGACCGGGTATTTAATGAAGTTTGTTTGGACGAGCGAATCACCGATGGAATTTTCCAAATGGAAAATGCGACCCACATGGATGCTCTCCGTGATTATTTTCTCAAGAAAGGTGTCGCCCGAGAGGCGGCAATTAACGTTACCAACCGAATGGTTGAAGGCAAGTTTCCCGAAAGACAAGCTTACAATAAGGACGGAATCCTCGTAACCTTTCCCACTCCGCAGCACAAGGCCCGTGCCATTGCTCGTGGTACTCACTTTGAGAAGAATCCCGTTCCACAGGTTCATAACCCCGAGCAGGAAGAACCTAAACAGGCACCCCCCGGTTCTAATCCAGAACCCGGAGAACTTCCTCCCGATGAAGATGAAGATGATCATGAGAAGGATGATGAAGATGATGACGATGGTGAAGGAGGTAGTCATGGCGGTGGCGGAAAAGAACCAACAATTTTTCAAGGCGACAAGCAACTGGCTGTAGAACCTCCTCGTGGTGAAGAACAACCGGAACCACCGCCGCAGCCTCCACAACCAACCACTCCTCTAGTCCCGAGAACTCCCGAGCGAATAGCCGCAGAGAAAGAAATCGCTAAACGTATTTTTGCAACAGATGACACAACTCTTTCAAATGTTGCCACGCCGCTCACTACAATGAATGAAAAGACACGATGCCAGTTGCAAGAGTTATTCAAGAAAGCAGACGAGTTAGGTTATCGGGAAGCCATCAAGTTTTTGTCCCATTATGTAAAGCCTTGATTAACCATGTTTCAAATCTATGACATATCAAGACACTAGACAATTATTGTGTACATTTTCCAACGCCAAAGATTTCCACACTGTTGCCAATGAGATACGCAAATTTTACGAGGTGTACAGCAATCGTATTTTTGCCTTTGCTAATGTCCAAAACCCCAAGGAAGTGTATTTGACTTACAATGTTCTGAACATGCGAAAGGATGCTCCGAAGTTTCCAAATACCATATTGATCCACCGAAAGAAACAGGTTAATTGTTTGTACACGTTGAACGCAATGAACCGGCTCATCGAGGAAGAACATGGGTGCGCCGACAATACGTATCAGGTCAATTGGAAGCTGTATGAGAACTCCCTCATAATAACAGGAGATGTGTCTGTGCGAATCATCCCTCTAAAAATTCATAGTATTATTGAGTAAAATAAAAGATGTTAAAATAAATAGTTTTCATTTTCCTTCTATGCTATGTATAGTGTATGAAGAAACCACAAAATGAAAAACGAGTTATAAACGTCCCCAAAGCGGACTTCGATCTAATCAAGAAACACTGTGAGGCAAACTCGCTGGATATGGTTTCTTGGATGGTAAAAAACACAACGGAGAAACTTACTAAGAAAATACCGGAGTACCGCATAACGGCGAAGGAAGCCAGAGAAATATTTCAGGATTCCAGATTAATGGAACTCCCCGAAGATTGGTTAGATAGGGTTTTGAAAGAGATTGATGAATGCATCAAATGGGGAGTTTCTGGGGGCACAAATAAGTCATATGTGCGTTGTGGCGGAACTCTCGAATCTACCAACAAATATGGGCATTCTTGTGAATTGTCGTTATCAGAACATCAACTTGAAATAGTAAAAACAGAGTTATCTCGAATGGGGTTCTTTCTCCAAAAACAATCAGATGGCGGCGGTCTGGCGAAGTTGTCGTACATAGTGGGATGGTAGCTTGACAAGGCAAAAGAATATCTGGCGAAACATCGTTAGATATAAAAACTCAAAAATTTTTGTTAAAATAAGTTGTTAGTTCGAGGCGTTTGTGGTCTAATGATACTAGTTATGGGAGAGAAAGTTGAGATTTGATCTGTTGTGATTGATGATTGACTTGCTTAACCTAGTTAACCAATTAAAAAAGGAAAACACATATGCCAGTTAATGTCCAAAAGCTTGCAGAGCGCCTCAAGCAATTTGAAGACGGCGCAAAAGCCTCAGAATTCGCAAAACTTCTTTGGAAGCCCAAAGAAGGAACTCAAACCGTTCGCATTGTTCCCTATAAGTTCAATCCGGAGAACCCATTCATAGAATTGAAGTTCTATTATAAGCTTGGTGGGAACAACTATCTCGCCCCATGTACCTTCGGTAAGCCAGACCCCATTCTGGAAACCATCGAAGCCCTCCGTGCCAGTGGAAGCAACGAAGAGAAGGAAATTGCTGCTAAACTCGCTCCCGTCACTCGTACCTACGCACCTGTTATTGTGCGTGGTGAAGAGGATCAAGGAGTTCGTTTCTGGGGGTTCGGTGTGCAAGTCTATAAGCAGCTTTTGAAGCTGATGACCAATGCCAAATACGGGGACATTACGTCATGGACCGATGGTCGTGACATCGAAGTTGAATTCCACAAGGAATCCAAGAAGAAGGGTAAAGACGGAAAGTCATTCCCTGAGACCACGATTCTTGCCGACCCTAACACGTCACCGGCAGTTGATCCCAAACGCCGTGATTACATGGAGAAACTGAGGGAGCAAACAGACATCCTCACAATTTTTCCCCTGAAGTCCTACGACGAACTCAAGGCCGCTGTTGAGAAGTGGTTGAACCCCGACGATGCCGAGGCTGCTTCCGAAGCTGCCACCGAAGCTCATGTCGCTTCTACAACCGCTGCTGCAACTACGTCCGCCCCCATTCACGAAACGGCACCCGCTGCCGCAACGCCAGCCACACCTACTGCGGCTGCTCCTGTAACTCAAGCAACAACGGCAACGGCTACGCCATCAAACGCAGACCTTGCCAATGAGTTTGATAAGTTTTTCGAGAAGCCCTAATTCTCGGAGAAATAGGTTAAAATAACTTGAAGGAGGGTAGCTGTTGTGCTACCCTCTTTCGCATACACAGGAGAATTTTATGACCGAAAAAAAGAAAACCCCCAGTAAACATGTCGAGTCCGACGCCAGCATTGAACGTGATGAATTGGCAGTCCTACTTCAGAAGGAACTTAACAAAGCACAGAAGGATGGAACGAAAGTATCATTTTTCTTGGACGAAGATGACAATCCCGTTGATGTGAGGGAATGGGTGAGCACTGGTTCTACTCTTCTTGATCTCGCTATTTCAAATCGCCCTCACGGCGGATTTCCCGTTGGAAGAATGGTGGAACTGAGCGGATTGGAGAGCACTGGCAAGAGCCTTATGTGTGCTCAAATTATTGCTGAAACTCAGAAGCGTGGCGGTCTCGCAGTATTCTTTGACTCGGAGTCAAGCGTTGACAAGAAGTTCTGGACTGCTCTCGGAGTAAACATACGGAATGTCAATTACCAGAAATTCACGACCCTCGAAGAACTTTTCACCATGATTGAACTCGTCATTGGGGTATTCCGAAAGAAGGATGACGGGCGACTGCTCACCATCTTCATTGACTCGGTTGCTCAAGCCTCGGTTGAGACCGAAATGGAGTCTGAGCATGGCGTTAGTGGATACAACACGGGAAAAGCAATCATTCTCAGCAAGGCAATGAGAAAGATTACCAATCTTGTCTCCAATCAGCGTGTTCTCATTGTGTACACAAATCAGGTTCGTTACAACATGAACGCCGGTCCTTTCGGTGACAAGTGGGTTGTTCCCGGTGGAAAGGCTCTTCCATTTGCTTGTTCAGTTCGTATCCGCCTCGCCAACCTCGGAAAATTGAAAGTTAAGAGAAGCGGACTTGATGAAGTGATTGGTATGAAGTGTTCATCCCAAGTCATCAAGAATCGTTGCGGTCCCGGCTATCGTCAAGCACAGTTCGAGATTCACTATGACTCGGGTATCCAAGACCTCTCAAGCTGGCTTACCTATATGAAACTCCACGGTCTTATTACGGGTGACAAGAGTGGATACACATTCAAGAGACCGGATGACACCAAGGTTGAATTCGATACGCCGAAGTTCGTGGAACTTATGCATACCGACGAGACTTTGAAGGAAGAGGTTTATCAAGCCTTATGTAATGAGTACATAATGGCATACAGAGACCCCAACTCGAAAATCGTGGAAGACGTTGAGGAGACAAATACTGAGGATGATGACATCACCAAAAATGCCGTCAAAGAAGACGAAGGATAGCATGAAGAAAAGAGCCAAACAATTAAATTACTATCCTACACCTAATAGACAATATCATAGTTATGGCATTCGTTATTGGAATGGTGAGAAATGGATGTATTGGGGAAGTAAATACTCCAAGAATAAAGGGCATGTAGAACAGTGGTTGGATAATGATTATAGATGTTGGACTACCACCGGTCTTCTCAGTGCTATGTTAAAATCTCAGGGATTATCCACCAAATCCCAAGTGGTTGTTGAAGTAATTCAGTTCGAGGAACCCAAAGTAATGTGGCACGCTTGGTATAAGAATCGCCCGCTTGAATTAGGTGAGTTTGAGAAATAATATGGAACTGAGCCAAGCAGAAAAATCTAAACTCTATGGTATCCTTCACAACATGAAGGACCGTAAAGATTGGAAAAGAAGCACCAATTCCAGTGTTCTGTTGGTGGACGGAAATAATCTTTTTTTGAGGGCGTGGAATGCAAATCCGGCTATGGATGAAAACGGAAATCATACCGGAGGAATAATAGGTTCCTTGAAATCTTTAGGATACGCTATTAAATTACTCGCTCCGACTCGTTGTATTGTAATTTTTGATGGAGTAGGAGGGTCCCTCAAGCGGCGTCAAATATTTCCCGAATATAAGGCACACAGGAAGAATAAAATTCGTCTTAATAGAGCATATGAAGAAATGTCAGATGCTCCCACGGAAGAAGAAAGTTGTAAGCGGCAGTATATTAGATTTACTCAGTATTTACAAGTTCTTCCTGTCAATATCCTTTCCCTCGACCATCAGGAATCAGACGATGTTATTGCTTATTTGGCACTGGATTATTTTGAGAGTTCCGATAAAGTCTATGTCATGTCTGCTGACCGTGATTTCCTACAACTTTGTGATGGTCGTATTAGCGTCTATTCCCCTACCAAGAAGCGAATTTATGGTCCTGCCGAAATCCTGACCGAGTACAATATCCATCCTAATAACTTCGTTTTGTATCGGGCACTTGACGGAGATGACTCTGATAATGTTCCCGGTATAGAACTCGCCGGTCCTAAGACCATCGTGAAGCATTTCCCGTGGCTCAACGAAGAGAAATTGCATACCGTTGACGAAATCATTCATCACGCCGACGGACTGAAGAACAAATACAAGGTTTGCGATAATATCTACAACGGAAAGAGTGTTCTGGATAGGAATGTGGCTCTTATGCAGTTGAAGGAGACCATGCTGACTACAGTTGGTCAGTTGCATTGCAATGAATGTCTTGTAACGGATAAGATTCCTATGCTCGACCGCAATGCGTTCTTCAAGATGGTTAGGGAAGATGGAATTGACAGTAATTTACCAAATTACATTACTTGGATACAGGATGTGTTTGGCCCGCTCGATGCGGCGACGAGAAAGGAATAGAAATGAATGAACTAACATTAAATATGGAAATAGAAAATATACCGTCGAGTTATTTTGTTGACCCCAATAACATACCAATCGTTTATCAGAGCGACGATGCACTTTGTTTTGAATATGTAACAACTATAGATGGTAAAAAGCAACACTCATTTATACAGTTGAGGAAGTCCTTGTTGCGGGATATTTTGAATGGAACATTGAAATGAAACACCTAATAATTCCGAAGTATTTCTATATTCATGGGCATAAAATAGATGTAAAAATAAACCCATGCCTGAATAAGAAGGGTCATTCGGGAGAATCGGATTTTCGAGGGAATAAAATAGAATTGAGTTCGACGAGGCAGAAGCGGTCTTTGGTGGAGGAAACGTTTTATCACGAGTTGATGCATTTTGTTTTTTGTCATGCCGCACAAGTAAAAGGTAGTTATTTATTGAAGGATGGAAGGAAATTAACAGATGCCGAGGATTTGGTTGAAATTTGTGCTCGGTTACTACATCAAGCAGCAGTTTCTTCTCGTGGTAATTGTAATTGTAAAAAGTGGAAATAACGAGGAAGGAATAAGATGCAACGTGAAGAACTCATCAAGAAAGCACAACGAGAACGTCGGGCTGCACGCACATATGCCAAGTCGAGGATGGCAGACATGTTCACTCTTTTCGGTGAGAAGTATGGCGGAGAAACCATTACTATGGATGACCCCATTAAGGTTAACCCCGACGAATTAAAGAGTCTTGAGAAAGAACTCAACAAAGATGTTTCCATCTCCCGCAAATCTAAATCAGCAGAGGAATATGCAGCGGTTGTATCCTGTGAAGTGGCGGTTCTCAAATACAAACTGGATTGCGCCGAAGCCATTTTCAATACGTACAAACTGAGCAATGATGTCAAGATGAGAATCATTGAAATGTTTGATTTGGGGGTTGCGATTAGAGATATTAATATTGTCTATCTCACAGTGGTAAATGTTTTGGAATCCAAGAAGGACGAAAAGGATGAAAAAGTATAGATTACTTAGGCATGGTCATTGTTACATCACCAAGAATGGTGATTTTGCCATTGCGTTACTAGGTGGAAATAAGAGTCGAGGTTATGTTTTTCAAGTCAGTCACACCCGTCGAGATTTCATTCCCGGAAAAGTTAATATTCAATCCCGTATTGTTCCGAATGATGGCTATTGGACAGAAATCCCACCCCAAGAGTTCGCCGTTGTGGCTTACCATCATGGGATGGGAAATTATGTTAGGTTAGTCAAGTATTAACCGTTCCATCCGGGGGGCGGGGTTGAGTATTTAGAATCCCCGAATGGTTCTGGGAAGCTTACTTGTTTCTCATTTCCGAGTGGTACACCCATCTCGATAAGACTTTGGCGACTAGCGTAATAGATGTTTGTGATGAGAGCGAGAACACCCTTCTCGAACTCAACTTCGATGACTCGGCTTTCCTTGGCTTCCCCATATTTGGTGCCCATATCGAACCCGAGAGGCTGTGCGTTTTGGGCACAGTTCATGGAACGGATCATGTTCTCTTTCGAAGCATTAGATGCTTGAGCGGAAGAGGCATTTCCCATGAAGTTGATCGTTTGTCCGATTCCCTTCTTAGTGCTTGCACCATAGGAAGTGGTCGAACGTTTACGGGGAACCGTAGGCGCACCTTTGGTGGGAATGTTGTTGCAGGAATAATTTTCAGCTTCACGCTCTTGTTCTTTGCAGAAGTCGAGGGTATCGCCCATGCTTGCGCCGGGAGCCGAGTTGCAAGAAGTACCATAAGTACCAGTAGCATCGTTGTCAATATTGTTGGTCATTCCGTTGCACCAGATGGTAGTGTTATCCCACCAGTAGGGTCGGTTGTACCATGGGTTGGTGGGGTAATGGTCATGATAGTGATGATGTTCTTCCCGAATAATTGTGGGCGGGATGGGTTTGATTTTTTCAGCGAAGATGCGGACTCCGATTACGCCAACATTGCGTTCCGAGCCATCTTCTTTGGAAGCAGCATAGGAACTACCCTTATAGTCAAAGAGGAACTTTGCAACTTTTTCATTGGAAACACGGAAGCCGTCAATAGTCAATGAATTATAACCATTTATGACGTATCCATTCCCATTTTCAAGTGCTGATTTTCCTGTGAGAACGTCTAATCCATCAACGGAAGATACAGCCAGAATTCGGCTGTATGAATTGTTTTTGATGCGGATAGAATATTCCTGTCCCTTACGGGATTCGACAAAGAGTTTGTCATTGAATGGGAATTTCCTCACTGGTTTATCGTTGATGAGGATGTCAACCGTGTAGTTTTCGTTTGTCATACTATTTTACTCCTTTGGAGATTTTTATGCTCAGCGTTATTGCTGAACGTATCATATATAGCATAGACACAATGTAATGTCAAGAGAAATTATAATTTGAGACTTATTATATTTTGTGGAGAAGTTATTATAAGTTGCTACTTGATTTTTTATAACGTAAACTACGCTCAAATAAGAGTTGAAGAAGTATGAATGAAGAGAATAATACCTTGAAAGCATTTGGAGTTGCCTTTCAATCGAAATGTTTAGCCGCAATGCTTTCAGACCGTTCATTTTTGGAAAGAATCATCGACATCGTGTCCCCCGATTATTTCGAAACTGATGCACACCGATGGGTAGTGAAATTTGTTTCTACTTACTTTCCGGCATATCGGGACGTTCCAACCATGTCAGTATTTGCATGTGAAATTATGCAGATACAAGACCCATTGATGCAAGTGGCAGTAAGAGAGCAGGTCAAGATGGCTTACAGTGAAGTATCCCACGCAAAAGATTTGAAGTATGTGAAGGAACAGTTTTTGACTTTTTGTCGAAACCAGAAGTTGAAGAATGCTATCTGGGCTTCTCAAGTCATGTTGAAGGACGGTGACTACGAAGGTATATGGCACGCCATCAATGAAGCGTCTAAGGCGGGAATGGAACGCAACCTTGGGCACGAATACCTCGTTGAAATGGATCAACGTATGTCGGAAATGGCTCGTGAAGTTGTCAAGACTAATTGGTCTATTATTGACACCCATCTCGATGGTGGACTTGGAAAAGGTGAACTTGGATTTATTGTTGCTCCTGCTGGGAGTGGTAAATCATGGGTTTTGGCTCATATTGGAGCCGAGGCTATGTTGCAAGGCAAGAATGTCATGCATTTCACAATGGAGTTGAACGAGAAGTATGTTGGACTCCGATATGATTCTATTTTTTCAGGCATAGCGTTTCAAGAAGTTCGCAAGAATCAACCTCTTATCCAAAAGAAGCTGGACGAAATAAAGTCGAAGGGGTGCGGTAAACTTTTCATCAAGTACTTCCCCACCAAGGTTGCCTCTGCTGCAACTTTGAAGATGCATATTGATCGTTTGCAGTTAATCACGGGTGTCAAGATTGACCTTGTGATTGTTGACTATGCTGACCTTCTTCGACCGTTTTTGCAAGAGCGGAATTCCAACTCCTATAATGAGGCGGGGAATGTGTACGAAGAACTCCGAGGAATGCTCGGCGAATTACAAGTGCCGGGATGGACTGCTTCTCAAGCCAATCGGGGCGTTCACGAAGAGAACATTATCGAAGCAATGGGAGTTGCTGACAGCTATCGTAAGATTATGATCGGCGACTTTATTCTGTCTTTGTCTCGCAAAAAGGAAGACAAAATGGCGGGCACTGGTCGTGTCTATGTGATGAAAAATCGTTTCGGTCCCGATGGAATCTGGTATCCATGCGCCTTCGATACATCGTGCGGCAAGCTAGACATTTTCAAACAGAACAGTGTTGAAGGTGCAGAAGTCCTCAGCCGTGTCAAGACCGCCGAGGAACAACTCAAAGAGATTTTTGGAAAGCGTTGGAAAGAAACTCACGGCGGGGACGATCCTCATTAAATATCACAAGAGAATCTCATAGTGCGTGTCACGTAATAATTTTCTTGTGGATTTACGTATTAAAATTATCTACTTATTCTTGCCAATCAAAAAACAAATTTCAATATATGGAAACCCCAACTAAGTTCGAAGACGTAAAAAAAGTTACTACCGAAGAATATTTCCAAGGCAACCAGTTCAGCATAGATGCGTTCAAAAAGAAGTACTCGATTACCCCCGAAGAGTCATACCCCCAAGCAGTTAAACGAGTTTGTGACTTTATAGCCTCTGTTGAATCTACCCAAGAACTACGAGATTATTGGAGTGCTCGATGGTTTGATGAAATCTATAACGATTGGTGGCACCCCTCGGGCGGCATCATGCAAGGTGCTGGCTCTGGTAGAAAGATTTCTTTAGCCAACTGTACCACTGTATCCCTCGGTGCCAAACGAGAGGATGAAGAGTGGGACAGCCTTGAAGCTATCGTCAAAAACGCCGCCTATACAATAGCCAAATGTGCTGCTTACCGACAGGGATTGGGAATAGATTTCAGTCGTCTCCGCCCAAACGGATGCAAAGTTCTAAATTCAGCCAACCAAAGCACTGGCGTAGTTCATTGGATGGAATTTGAGGACAAAATAGGATACTTTGTGGGTCAAAAAGGGCGTATTCCCGCCATGTTGTTCAGTATTTCCTGCGACCACCCCGATGTTGAAGAATTTATCCAAGTAAAGTCGGATTACACCAAGATTCAGAACGCTAACATTAGCGTTCAATGTACGGAAAAGTTCTATAAAGCCGTGGAAAACGACGAGGAATGGGAAATGACTTTCACTGTACCCGCCATCAAAAAAGGAGACAAAATTTATGTGGACGTGCATAGCATTGATATGCATACCACGAAGGAAAAAGAGACTGGGCGTTATTATCGACTCGCCACACACGACCGTAAGAAGGAAGTTTTCTCCAAGTCAATCAAAGCTCGTAAGTTAATGGAACTGATTGCCAAAAATATGCATCAAAATGCAGAACCCGGTATTCAGAACATTGACATTGCCCGCAAGTATAGTAATTCAGATGCTCTGTACAACGAGAAGGATGAGTATGATTCCAGAATATTGAGCACTAATGCTCCTCTTACGGGAGATACCCTGATTCCCACACCAAATGGTATTATTTCTATGGGACAATTGTATGGTCAGTCCGAAGCAATAGTACTTAGTGATTCGATAGTAACTCTTCCCCCACAACTTATTGATCATAACAACACTAAGCAAGTATGGGGAAAATATAATTTTCCAACTAAAACATTTCCTGTTCTAGCTAAGTTCAGAAAATATGAGAATCAGAAAGTATGGGAACTTAGACTAAATAACGGGCAAATGTTTAGATGTAACGGGGAGCATAAATGGCTAATAAACGGAGAAATGGTATCAACAAAAGATGTCAAGATTGGGGATAAACTATTCAAA